AAGATGCTGCAGACGATATTTTTCCAACAGGTGATTATAAGTATGATGCTGAAATGGTGGTAGAGTCTTTAGTTGAAAATAACCCTAAACTATTTAAAAATTTATTAGCAGAAGACTTAGACGATGTTTTAAGATCGGAGCTTTATGGATTAGCAGTAGATGAAACTGGAAGTAGGGCAGCAACAGCAATAAAAGCAAACAGAGCAATTAAACCTGTAAAAAGTGCAGAGAGCATGAAGAAAACTGGAACAATAGATATTTCAGACCCAGAGATCGCAGATGAGGTTACAACTTACATAAAAGAAACAGACCCTCAAGGATATGAGAAGCTTAAAAAAGGAGCGTTTGGAGGGGAAGTTCAATCTATGGATGAATTTATGGGTTATCCTCAAGGAACAATTCAACCCACTAGAATTAGTGATGAAGGTTTAAAACGTATTTATATGGAGTCTCTTGAAACAGGTGAGTTTAGAGGATCATTTGAAGATTTTAAAATTTATGCGGACCAAGTTCTTGGTTTAGGTAGAAAACCAAATGCAAGAGGCGGACTAGCTAAGATCCTGGAGGTCTAATGGCTATTGATGTTTACAAAGATTTAAAAACAAGTTCTTCAACTCCTTATTCAAATATAAAATATACTTTTGCAAATGAATCAAAAGATTTCCAAGAATGGTTTAAAAAAAATTATCCCGGTCAAAACTATGATTCTTTTTACTCAGAAGAAAAAGGAAGAATACGAAATTTATTTGCAACTGTAAAAAAACAAGCTGCTAATCAAATATTAAAAGCAAAAAAATTTGCACCAATCATAAAAGATTTAGATGAGTTTACTGAACTTGGTTTTTATCCAAGAGATTATTTTTCAAAAGGAAAAGCAGGTTTAAGTTCAGCAAGACTGTACCAATTGTTTGGTGATAGGTTAGAAAATATTGAACCAATTGACTCAAAGTATTTTAAATCTGCAAAAAAATACGCAACTGCTCCTCTAGAAAAAAAACAAGAATATGGTTTTAAAACTAAATTAATAAAAGATTCTGGGTTAGAAAAAAATAAATCAACTTTTAACACTTTTAAAGCTGCTTTAAAAAGAATAGGTATTTTTGAAAATGAAATAATTCCAGAAGGAAATAAAAATAGAGAGAATAGAAGAGCTAGGGATATTAAGATAACTAATCAAAATATTGAAGCTGCTCTTGGTGGTGAAGGAAAATCTTCTGCAGGATTAAGTATTTCAGGTAAAAGAGGTTCTTATATTCATTTAATGCATTTAGCAGATAGACCAAAAGATTCTTTAACAACAATAAATGAATTAGCTTATGGTCCTGGAGAATTAAATACTTTACTTGCAAATAAAAATAGTGGCGCTGAAAAATTTAGAACATCCCTGTCTACACACATGGACAAAATTGCAAAAAATTATAAAGGAAAAGAATTTTATAAAATAAACGAATCAAAAGGATCTATTGATCAAAAAAGATTTAAAGAAGCTTTAGAATTAAAATTTGGTAAATCAAAAGGACGAGTGCCTCTTAAAATATATATTGATACAGTTTTAAATGAAGAGGCGAGATTAATGGGTATGGCTACTGATGGTTTAATAACAATGAAACCTTTAGACCCTGTAACATTAAAAAGAATGGACCCTGCTTTTAATACTCGTGGTATGGGCATAGATACAGATACAACTATATTAGATGTTGCGGCAGAAAAAAAAGCTGCAGGTAAAGGAAAATTTGGAACAAAAACAGCAGATTTAAATTTAACAGCTAACCTTGCTTTTAATGAAGTTAAAAATAATTTAACACCAAAACAAATCCAACCTGTAATTGATAACATTGCAGCAGCTATGAAAGGCGGACTTCAAAACCAAACGTATGAAGACATTATGGCACTTGCTTCTCAGTGTAGTAAATTAAAAACTAGTGGAAAATATAAATTTGGTGGAAGAGTTAAATTACAAGCTGGTGGAAATGCTTGCTCAAATGTTGTTAACGCTGTTAAACAGTTACCAGAAAATGATTTTATAAATTTATCAAAAAACACTGCAATAGAATCTAAAGCTTTTAGGTTATTGAAAAGTGGGGGTAAGTATGGAGCGATTGCAGCAGGTGGTGCAGTAGCCGCGGGTTTTGTTAAACAATTTATGAACGATGATCCAACAACTTATTTATCAAACGAAGAACAACAAAAAAATTTATTAATGGATATGGTGACAGGATCATTAGATGATACACCAGAACAAAATCCAGCAATCGGAGATGCTTATCTTCCAGCAGTAGGTGTAGCTAGTGCAGCAGGAACAGCAGCAGTTGCACCATCAACAATTGATGCAGTAAGAGGTGGAGCATTAGGTGCGAAAAAATCAGGTATAACTAAAACTGCATTAAAAACTTTAGGTAGAGGATTATCTGCAACCGCTTCGCCACTTGGATTACTTGCAACTGAGCCTTTGTATTTAGCAGAACAAGTACAACAAGGGGACTCGTTAACCGACATTGCAACAAACCCATTTAATTACATGGGTGCAGCATTTACAGGTCCTGCAACTGAGTTTGCAACAAAAGGTGGATTAAATCCTATGATTGCAAAAACAATGAGATTGGGTATTAGCCCTACAACTTTAAAAACTGTGTCACGTAGATTTGGATTACCGGGTCTAGCATTATCTGCTGGTATTAGTGGATATGAAATGTATCAAAACAAAAGAGCAGGAAGAGGTTTATTTGATGACGATTAAAAACAAAACTCTTGTTGCAAATATGCAACACGTTAAATTTAATGCAATCCCACCACTTAAGGGACCTGACCCACAGGGGTTGAATGTTCCTTTAAAACAAGCTACAACAATAAAGAACTCGGAGAATATAAATGGCAGATATAGACAAAGCCCTACCAAACGTAGAGACTGAAATTAACATACCTGGACAAGAAGAAATTGTCGAGGCTCAACAAAATAATATTGAAGAGCAAGTAGGTCCAGATGATATTGAAGTAACTCAAGAAGAAGATGGTGGAGCAACAATTAATTTTGATCCAGAAGCAGTTAATGCAGGTGGTGGCGAATCACATTTTGATAACTTAGCAGAATTATTACCTGAAAATGTTTTAGGTAAATTAGGTTCAGAACTTGTAGCAAATTACGAGCAGTATAAATCTTCTAGAAAAGATTGGGAAGATAGTTACACAAAAGGTTTAGACCTTTTGGGATTTAAATACGAAAACCCAACTCAACCGTTTCAAGGAGCAAGTGGTGCAACGCATCCTGTTCTTGCAGAAGCAGTTACACAATTTCAAGCGCAAGCTTACAAAGAATTATTACCGGCTAATGGTCCAGTCCATACAAGAATTGTTGGACTAGCAGACAGAGTCCGAGAAGATCAATCAAACAGAGTTAAAGAATTCATGAACTATCAGCTCATGGATGTGATGAAAGAGTATGAACCCGAGTTCGATCAAATGCTTTTTTATCTCCCTCTTGCCGGCTCTGCGTTCAAGAAGGTTTATTACGATGAACTACTTGGCAGAGCCGTGTCTAAATTTGTACCGGCTGATGATTTAGTAGTCCCATATACTGCAACTTCTTTAGAAGATGCAGAGTCTATTATTCACGTTATTAAAATGTCAGAGAACGAAGTTAGAAAAAAACAAGTATCTGGTTTTTATAAAGATGTAGATATAACTCCAGGTTATGATCAAGAAACAGAAGTAGAAAAAAAAGAACGAGAACTAGAAGGTGTTAAAAGAACTAGAGATGAAGATACATTTACTATTTTAGAAATACACACTGATTTAGATCTAGAAGGTTTTGAAGATAAAGATTCGGACAATGAACCAACAGGAATTAAACTTCCATACATTGTTACACTTGAAATGGGTAGCAGAGAAGTCCTAGCTATTAGAAGAAATTTTAAAGCTGAAGACCCACAAAAGAAAAGACAAGATTATTTTGTACATTTTAAATTTTTACCTGGAATGGGTTTCTATGGCTTTGGATTAATACACATGATCGGTGGTCTGTCTAGAACAGCAACTACTGCCTTACGTCAGTTATTGGACGCAGGAACTTTAAGTAATCTACCAGCAGGATTTAAACAAAGAGGAATAAGAGTAAGAGACGAAGCACAGTCAATTCAACCTGGAGAATTCAGAGATGTTGATGCACCTGGAGGAAGTATCAAGGATGCATTTATGCCATTACCATTTAAAGAACCTTCTGCAACATTATTGCAGTTAATGGGTACTGTGGTTTCGGCAGGGCAACGATTTGCCGCCATCGCTGACATGCAGGTCGGGGACGGCAACCAACAAGCAGCTGTTGGGACGACTATTGCTCTATTAGAACGTGGTTCAAGAGTCATGTCAGCCATACATAAAAGATTGTATGTGGCGATGAAAAATGAATTTCAATTATTAGCAGGAGTTTTTAAAACTTATATGCCTGAAGAGTATCCATATGATGTAGTTGGTGGACAAAGAAATATTAAAGTTTCAGATTTTGATGACAAAGTAGATATTATTCCTGTTGCAGACCCTAATATCTTTTCACAATCTCAAAGAATTAGTTTAGCACAAACAGAATTACAACTTGCACAGTCAAATCCGCAAATGCATAACTTGTATGAAGCGTTTCATTCTATGTATTCTGCAATCGGTGTAAAAAATATCGATAAAATTTTACCACCACCGCAACAACCACAGCCAATGGACCCTGCACAAGAAAATATTCTTGCAATGTCAGGTAAACCGTTCCAAGCTTTCAAAGGACAAGACCATCAAGCGCATATTACAACCCATTTAAACTTTATGGCGACTAATATTGCTAGAAATAGTCCACCGGTAATGGGTGCATTAGAAAAAAACATCTTTGAACACATTTCACTAATGGCACAAGAGCAATTAGAAGTAGAATTTAGAGAAGAAATTGCACAATTGATGCAAATGCAACAAATGGTACAACAAAACCCTGCTTTACAACAAGATCCGCAGTATCAACAACAAATTATGCAAATGTCTATGAGTTTAGAGTCTAGAAAAGCAAAATTAATTGCAGAAATGACTGGAGAATTCAAAGATGAAGAAAATAAAATCATGGGAGAGTATGGTGGTGATCCAATTGCTAAATTAAAAGCAAGAGAACTTGATTTACGGGCTATGGATGACACTGCAAAACGTGAACAAGAAGAAGAAAAGATTAATATGGAAAAATCTAAACAATTAATGGGTCAACAGCAGTTTGATGAGAAAATGGATCAAAATGAAGAACTTGCAGAGCTTAGAGCTGACACATCTTTGGAAAAAACACAGATGGGCATTGACGCAAAGATGGTTAATGATATGATGAAACAAACCGACGTTAGGATCTTGAAAGGTCCTAAAAGATAGTATAAGGAGAATATATGAAAAAAAATAAAAACCCAAAAGTAACTCCTGAGTTAGGTGCAGACAAAGATGGTATGCAGCAAGGTGGTATTGTTATTGAAACTACTAGTCCTACTGAATCACAAACTGTTGAAGTTAAAGGCACTAAAGCTTTGAGAGCAGATAAGAAACCTGTAAAGGCTACTTGGTACTAACATGTGGTTATCGGCAATTAAACTAGCCGTTTCTGCTGGAAGTAAAATTTACGCTAACAAACAGAAATCAAAAATAGCTATGTCTGATGCACAGTTATTGCATGCAGAACGACAAGCTCGTGGTGAGGAAGCTTACCAGGGAAAATTACTAGAGGCACGTCAGAATGACTACAAGGATGAATTCGTTTTGGTGATTCTTTCGGCACCCATAATTGTTCTTGCGTGGGGGGTCTTTTCAGATAATCCAGCGGCTATGGAAAAAGTAAAAATTTTCTTTGAGCATTTTGC